TTTGTGGGACTGCTCGATATATTTACAAACGACCTAAGCGCGATCATGAACGAGTTGCCGCTTGCGGTCACGTTCGGAGAGCGCAATTTTCTTGCGAACCGCACAACATACAAGCGCGACAACAGCCTAGCGGACGGCGGATTCATGGACTCGGCGTCCATGACCATAACGGCGATATACGACTCGTTCGTTCAGACCATTTCTCTCGGTGATGTTCTCGTCATCGGTGGTCGGCGCTTTCGCGTTACGTCCGCCGAGCTTTCCCAAGACGCCGTATCGGTAGATTTCACGCTTGAGGACATTAACAAATGAGCATCTTTTTCCCAGAAGACGAGGGACGCGAAGTCCCAGAAGTAGACTATCAGCCAATACTCCGCACCGAGTTGGTAACGGGCGCAGCGGGGCCGACCGGAAGCCAAGGCCCAGCGGGGCCGGTAGGGCCGGGGGTCATTACGGGGGGCTTCACGGGGCAGGTGCTCGCGAAGAAAACCAACTCCGACTACGACACCGAGTGGATCACGGGCGGTGGCGGCGGTGGTTCTGCAATTTGGGGTGGCATCGCTGGCACGCTTTCCAACCAACTCGATCTTCAAACGGTTCTCGATGCAAAGGCTCCATCGTCCGGCATTTCACCAAGCGCAATTTCAGGGACAGCTGTAATTACAACAGATCCACGCCTAAGCGATTCGCGCACTCCCACAGGCGCAGCGTCGGGCGATCTTGGTGGGACGTATCCATCTCCAAGCGTTGTGAGATTGCAGGGGTTTTCAGTTGCGACGGCAGCGCCGATTACTGGTCAATCTTTAGGTTGGACTGGCTCGGAGTGGAGCGCAGTCACGCCACTTTCAGTTGTATCTTGGGGAGCAATAACTGGCACGCTTTCAAACCAGGCCGACTTGCAAAGTGCGCTTGACGCAAAGGCACTCAAGATAACGGCGATCACGGCAGGCACAGGGCTGACAGGCGGCGGAGACTTATCGCAGTCGCGCACGATCGAGATGCTTCCAGACGTTCCTGCGGACTCCCTTAATTTCAACACGGCAGCGACCGAAACGGCCGCTATCGGAAAGATGTTTTGGAACACGACCGAAGGCACTCCGCAAGTCGGTCTGGCAGGCGGCAACGTGCAGTTGCAAATGGGATCGATGCTTGTTGCCTACGTTCGCAATGCCGAGGCGACAACTCTAAATAAGGGAGAGGTAGTTTACTTATTCGGCGCAACAGGCAACCGCGCAAGCGTAAAAAGGGCATCAAATGTTGGCGATCCAACGTCATCTAAAACGATGGGAATCGTTGCCGAGAGCATCGCTTCAAACCAAGTTGGATTCATCGTTACGCAAGGCGTTCTTGATGGTCTTTCTCTCGGATCACCTTATGTAGCTGGCGACTCAATTTATCTCGACACGACCCCAGGCGCATTCACGAGAGTTAAGCCAACGCAACCCGACCACATTGTTTTTATCGGAGTTGTAGAACGTGCGAATGCTGGCAACGGACAAATTTACGTAAAGCCGCAAAACGGATTTGAGCTTGAAGAATTACACGACGTCTTGGTTACTTCGGTGCAAAACAACCAAACGATCCTTTGGAACTCGGCGGTCACGCTTTGGACGAACTCAACTTTGACCGTCGGAACAATCAGCGGACTCTCAGCGGATCTTAGCGAAAAGGTCGGATCGGTAACGACCGGCATCACGGGCGCAACACAACTAACGAATATGATGCAGATCACGTCCGCTGGGTATTCTGCCATCACTTCGCCAGCAGCAAATACTCTTTATATTATTGTCGGATGATTTTAACAGACTCCAGTACAGCAATGGTCAGCGCAAGTGTGGCACGGGCTATCGTTAGCGCATCAACAACTTTTCATCAGTTCATGTGCTATTCTGCAACCACAATTTCCGCCGCCATTTCTGGCACAATCGGTCTGGTAAAAAATGGAGTAGGTGGACTGACGCTTTCGGGCGTATGTAACTATACTGGGCCTACGCAAATCAACCAAGGGACTCTCACAGTTTCACTGGCATCAACACTTAATGGCGTAATAAGCGGATCGGGATCGTTGGAAAAAAGGGGGGTTAACATTTTAACCATAGGCGGTAACAACACCTATTCTGGAGGCACATCGTATTTTGGCACAGGGGCATCTAATTATATAGTATATAACTCAAGCAACGCTTTCGGAACGGGGCTGTTTACGGTGTCGAATTTAACAGGACGAATTGATACAGGCGGCAATGTAACTCTCCCCAATGATTTCCTAATTAACAGTACCTCCCTTCAGTATCGCACCATTGGTGCAAACACCATAACGGTTACAGGCAATATTTCAGGAATCGGGGGCATTAACAAAACTGGAAACGGGGTTCTTGATTTGAAGGGAACGCTTACTTATACAGGCGGCACAACCATAACTGCTGGAACGATCCGAGCCTATAAAACAACTGGAGCATCAACAGCAACGGCATCATTTACTACCGGCCTTTCGGTTTCTTTCAACGTCCCTCCAACCGCAGGAATGACGTTTCGTTTCTTCGCCGGATCAACGACCAACACCTATGCCTCGGTCACTTTGGTAGGTGCTCCAGGGCGAACCGGCACATACAACTCGGCAAACTCAACTCTCACAATAGCATGATAATTCCACCGAACGAACAGGGCTGGGCATTCGACGAGTCAACCGCATGGAAGCTCGTTTACGATGGGAGCACGATCATCTTTTTCGACGAAACAGAGAAAGCTATCTCGACGCAAAGCGTGCTATTCGTAGGAACAAAAGGCGAATGCGAAGCAGAGATCGCGCGGCTTGGGCTTGTTGACGTTACCGCCCAAGAGAATGATAACGGACTCGACTTACACGCTGACTCTTGAAAAGGCGCTGACAGATACTTTCGTCCTTGCATTGCAGCAAGAGATGCAGAGCGCCCTTGTGGTGACGGCAGCGGAGAACTTCGGCACGATGACGCTGCCAGCGTGCTTCGTTAAATGCAAAAGGCAGCGCGAGAGCATTATCGACTCCGCAATTTTCCAGTTCAGCGTCGATATCGCTTTGATCGTGCAGGCCGACGACATGGATCAGATGGCAATGGAAAACTTGTGGTCACAAGTGCTCTGCGTCTCGCACGATATCACCGGCCTCAAGACAAAGTTGAACGCAGTCCGTCCGCAATACGCTTTCGTCTTCGGCATCCTTCGTGACGGGTCGGTATCGCTATCTTCAAACGAGCGGCATTTTGAACGCTCCGTCACGATCACGGTGCACGCCGCGCTTTTCGCAAGTTGACAATTTCCACGAAATATCATGCCAGCAACCGTCATCACTAGCTCTGTCGCCTCCGGCGTCGAATTCGGCCTTCTCCAAGAGACAGGCCTCCTTCTCAATTCATTCTCCCGCTCCGTTCAGTCGGACAAAGCAACCGTAATGGACGCCCTCGGCGATACCGTTGCCGTAGCTTATTTCAACAAGTCCGCAACGATCAGCCTTGACGGCGTCGTAAACGGCGGCGTCGCCTACGAACTCGCCAACGTGCTCACACTCGCAAACGACACGACATCTTACGGCGTTTCCGGCGGTGCAGTTATCGTCGATTCCGTTTCCGAAAAGACAGGCGCTGGCACGTTCAAAACGATCACCGTCAGCGCGACTCAATACCCTGAGATCGTCTAACAACCTGGCTCATGCCGTTGGCTCCCCGGCTAAAGGGAGCCGCCTTTTTTTAAATATATGGAATGCAATAAGAAATTTTTCCACACAATTAACCTAAAAGCTGCGGTGGCCCTAGCCACGCTAAATTTCAAGATGAATAAGCCACCGGTCACTCGACTGGTTCGCACCGACGGCAAGGAGTCAACGGAGTTTTGGTTTGAAGGCGAAAACGACAAGGGCCAAGACGCTTCGCAGATATACCGCCAGATGACCAAGGAAGGCGACGAACTCGAAGCCAAAGACCCAGAGAACCCGCTCTGCTACATCCGCGCAGCATTGGCGAACCGCGACGTATTGGTGGACATCATCCGCAATACTCCGCGCTTGATCGAGATCGAGCACAACGGCAAGCGCATTGCCATTTCGGAGAACGCTTCGGACAAGACCAAGCAAGAGATGACAAGATTTTTAAAATAATGAAAAAGACACAAAATACAGACCTAGTAAAAGACGACGAAATCCTTCGCATCCAAGCGATGGAAGACGGGCCGAAGAAAGTAAACGGGCGCATCCTGCGACCGATCACGGCGCTTACAATTAGCTGGATGCAACGCAACGAGATTTTCAGCGGCAATATGGATCTCGTTTGGAAAGCGGCAGCCTTTGCGTTTCTTCACTCCGAACCGACAAGCGCGATTCGTTCTGTCGTTAATGACCGCGATACGTTCGTTAACGCCGTGGATTCGTGGATCGAAAAGAACATGGCGCATCATCTTGAAGTCGGCTCTATGTCGGACGCAATGAACTCCGCTTTTGAGCTTTACAACGCATCGGCGACAGAATCTAAGTCAGGATCAGGAAGCCCAAACTAAATAGCCCCAACTGGCTCGCAGCTTACGTTTTTCGACTCGTTAAGCTGACCGGCTGGGGCTTCTCTCACATTCTTGAAGAGCTTCCGTTCGCGGCAGGGTTGCAGTTACTCCAGGCTGACGATTACACGAACGGCATCCACCGTCCTTGGTCGCGCAACAACGCCAGCGTAGATGTTGACGCTCTCGCCACTATTGAAGACACCCTAGCAAAGTATGGCAAAATTCAAGTTCGAGAGTGTGAAGTTTGAACAGATCATGAAGGACTACGCTACGATCCGCGAAGTCACCATTCCTGACGCCGTCATGCTCAACGCTCGCCTTCTTTGCGTGGAGTTGGCTAGAAGAACGCAGCCGTTCGGAGATAAGCAAGAGTCTGGAACTATTCGCGTAAAAAATGACATCGGCAAGATTATTAAAAACACAGAGCAACTTGACGAATACGCTGACAGAGTCGGATCACAAAGGATCAAGGCGCGACTCAAGGCTTTGATAAAAAGCGGTAAATTTGATATCGTTGAAACGATCCTTCGCAATATTGGCTTTTTAAACAAGTGGACAGGGATGGAAGTTATTAGCGGGAGCAAAATGAAATCCGTCCACAACCAGGCTCGGAACAAAACGACAGGCCGCACGAAGTCGCGAGGATCAAAGCTATTTATCGCGTCCGACTCGGATCATGCAACATATATTGAAGAAGTGCAAAAGCGAGTCGGCATCAGCAAAGGCGGATGGGCCGATTGCGCGACACAACTTAAAAAAGTGAACAAGGGGGGGCTACTTGCGAACTTCCCGCCTTGGGTAAAAAAGGCGATGCGAAGCGGATCTGGAAAAGTCAAAGACATGACATCAGATTTAAAAAACCCAAGGGTTGAGATGACGAATGATATTCCTTGGGCAAGAAATGTTATCACAAAAAGTGAAGAGGAATTTGCCAAGGCCGTCATTGTTACAAAAATGAAAACCCAAATGAACACCATTCTAAAAAAGAGACAAAAAACCCTTGCATAGATTTAAAATATGGCAGACGTAACAGTTGAATTTGGAGCAACCGACACAGGGCTTGAGAAAACACTCAAGGCCGTTCAAGACGAACTTACCAACTTGAAGGGTAAGGTCGCCAGCGGCGAACTTTCCATGACCGAACTCGAAAGCACGATGAAGCGCATCGGACAGGTTACGACGATGGAAAAGAACATCAAGGCCATCGGAGACTCGTCCACCGCGACATCGCCAAAGGTTGAAGAACTTAATTCTGACATCAAGAAAACTGGGGATAATTCCGAAGAAGCTGGGAAAAAAAGCAAAACAGGATTTGGCGAAATAGCCTTAGGTGCAGGCATTGCGGGCGCGGCGGTTAAACTCGGAACGGCAGCTATTGACGCCGCATTTGCCGCAGCACAGAAGACCGTGCAGAGTTTCGGAGATGCTTTGAATATGGGTGGCAGACTTGCTGATCTTTCGGATAGAACAGGTGTTGCCGTTGATAAACTTTTGATTTTGGAGCGAGCCTTCCAAAATACAGGAGTCGGGGCCGATTCACTTGGCCCAATTATCAACAAAATGCAAAAAGCAATCGTTGACGCTGGTGATGGAAGCACTGCTGCCGCTGACGCATTCACGAAATTAGGCATTCCGCTTTCAAGCCTACAAAACCTTTCCCCTGATCAACAGCTGCAAGCCATAGGTAAAGCTGTCGCCAGTATCCCAGATCCAGCCGAACGTGCAGCCGTCTCGATGGATATTTTCGGAAAATCTGGCGGTGCATTGAACCAAGTATTTGCAAATATGGGTGGTGAGATTGCAACTGCAAAATCTCAACTTGGATCGTTGCCAGATGTTATGAAGGCAGGGGCCGCGCAATTCGATAAAATCAGCGACAACTTGACCATCATTAGCGGAAAGTTTGTTGATTTTGCCGCTGGGATTCTTGATAAAGTTAAGCCTGCACTTGATGCACTAACGACAGCAATGACGCGGATTGATGCGACAAAACTAGGTCAAGATTTAGCCAGTTTTTTTACAGGGGCCGGTGCAGGAATGAAAGGATTTCAAGCCGCTGTTCAAGCCATTGATGCAGGACAAATGGGGATAGCTTTTAAAATTGTTGGGCAGGCAATACAAATGCAATTTAAAGACACAGGGAATAGTATTTATGCAACGCTAATTGCTACCTTCCAAACCATAAGCGATTTTGCAATAGATCAATTTGCTTCTGGTAGTCCGCTTATATTGGCGATTACATCTGCTTTTGATTATGTTAGCGGATATATCAAAAGTGTAGTGGCTGGATCGCTTGCAGATACTTTTACAAATCTAGGGCCAGCATTTAGCAGAATTGCCGCTGGGCTTAAAGATAGTGCTGCCGCTGGGGCTTTAGCCGCTGAACTTGCTTTACAGCGAATACCAGTTGCCGCTCAACTTGCTGCCCAAAAGGCCGCTGATTCGATGGGTAAAATTCCAGATGATTTCAAGGCAAATATGGCTGGAGTCCCGCCTTTATTTACAGACATTGAAAAGCACCAAGTTGAAATTGATCGCTTGCAGCAAGGAATCAAAGCGACAACTCAAGCCACGGTTACTGAGATAGATGAAGAAGCAAAGGCTCAATCAGCGGCAGAGCAAGAAGCTCGAAAGTATTTTGCGGAGTATAAAAAAGGGCAAGCTGACGTAGCCGGCGCTAATGCTAAAAAAATAGCAGACCAAGCAAAGCAAAACCAACTAAAGCAAGACGAGCTAACATATCAACTCAACTTAGCCACCGCTCAAGCCGCAGGGGATTCTGCTCGCGTCCAGGCTTTGCAGGATTCCAAGAAACACGCAGATGATCTTAAAAAAGCCTTGGATGCTGGAATGGATCCAAAAGCGGCAAGGTTATTTGCAGACAACATGGCTATCGTCGCGAATAATTCAAGAAACATAAAATATTTGGATGCAAATGGTAACCCATTATTCTTTGATTCAGCAAAAGCCGCAGCGGATTTATCAAAAAACTTGGCTTCCGCAACTGGATTTGCTGATACATTATCCAAAATGAATAAGATTAAGGCTTTGGAAGATGCAAACAATTCAGCAAAAGCAGCAAAAGACGAATTAAAGGCAATGGATAAGTTGCTAGGAACTGATCTCGCACAAAAGAGTTTCCCAGATCTTGCTAAAAAACTTGGAGTAGATAAACTTGGACAAACCGGGCAGCAGCAAATTGATGCTGTCGTGAAGTACATGAATCAAGTCAAGACCAATTTAACTAATAACCCAATCGATACCGCAAGTGGTCAACAATCAATCAAAGATATTATTAAATTTATGGGAGGCAATCCATTAAATGCAAAACTCCTAGTCGATTATCAAACGGCAAAAACCGCAACAGATGCTGCATTCTCAAGTGTCCCGACAAAACTGGATGCAACGAAAACGGTAGCGGATCTGCGTAACGACGTTAAATCCGGCATCGAGCTTGACGTTGCAGCGAAGTCGGGCGTTAGCGGATTGCTCGATGCGATCAAGACCGCCGTCGAAGCGATCAAGACCGCTGTTGAAAAAATTGAACCTAAACTACCGACGGCAGCATTAGTATAATATGAGCTACATTTATAAAGGAGCAGAGGGGTGGGTTAAACAGCCAAATCGAATGGTCAAAACATTCCGAAGTGGCTTGTGCATGATCCAGCAGGACTACATTCAAAGAAAAGATAAGGTGGATTTCTTCAGCTTCCGCGAAGGCGACAGGCTCTCTGACGAGGATTCGGAACCATGTATTGATGGAGCGTTCATATTTCCCGCACCAGAATATAAAGACATGGGGAATGGGTTCATCAGTTGCACCGTGACCGCTTACGGCAGGTTAAATACAGATGGAGTTGTGGATTTAAATAAACGCCTTGGAACTTATGTTTCCACTTTCACATATTCGACTTTTGCCGGAGGATTCGGGAGCTCGTCCAGCGAGTCACAGAAGTTTTTTGATGTAGCCGTATATCGTTTCGCAGCGAGGAAAGGTGAGTTTATAACCGCCCCAGATACTCCAGAGTTATGTATTTATGAACTAGATGGAACTAAGTTGCCCGTAGGAACAACAAGAACGGAGACTGGCAATCAATCGTTTATTATTAAAACATACAATTTAAGCCGCCAAACAGAAAATTACGAAAGCACAAGTTATGGTGAATTTTTAGAGGTTATTATTTCCGTTTCCGCAACTGGCAATTTTGTGCAAGATAGCGCTTTCGGCCCTGCCGCTTAATTATGGTAAATAATGTTCCAAACATATTCAGCCAGCTTATTAAATCAGCGGGCAAGTCATCATCCGGTGGATACCCATATCAGATAAAAGCGGCTGACCTTGATAAAAATTTCATTTACGCAACGCTAGAAATAGATCCCACACTCGTCGAAGAAACTTCTGGCCAAGAAGGGTTCACAAAACGAAAACTTAAAATCCCAGCCGTGCCAGAATCGGGAACCTACGTCTTGGGCGCAATAAGCGGATCGCTAAGTTGGCTCTCAACCGAAGAATGCTAAGATGACTCTAGGCCGCACCGCTTCCAACGCTATCAAAATAAAAACCGACGGCACAACTCGCGCTGTGAATTGCGCGTGTTGCGGGGGGTGTTCCATCACCGAGGCGCAATTTAACGCGATTAGGTATGGAGGCACAACTAATATAGCTGCACCGTACCAAACAACATTTGTGCAGGATTATGAATATTCATTTTTTGATGCAGAAGGCAACGAAGCCATTTTTGGGCAGCTTTCGGCAGGCGAGATATTTAGCAACATAAACCCATATATTAGGAATTGCGTTTACAATTTTCCACCGCCAATGCCTGGAACTTATACGGTTCCTACAACTTTATCAGGTATTGCGGCTATCAATTTTGTTATTTTTTATACAGCGAATATTCCGGCCAACCCAAATTCTGCCAAAGAATACACTTTAAGCGCATCTGGATTGGGTAATCTATATTATGAAGGTTGCTTTTGGTGTAGCGGAAGCGATCCGGACGATTTCGGTGTCTTCACGAAAAATTATATATCTCCCCCGTGCGGAACTGCATTCTATCGAGCTTTAATGGAGGCAGACACTACCTATTTAACAATCATCCCATCATCTCCTTGCCCATGATTGCAGTCGTATCTGGATTTCCGCGCTCAGGCACATCCGCAATGATGCGTCTCATTGATTCCATCGGCATTCCAATCTTTAGCCAAGGTCGGAACGGCGACGAACACAACCCGCTCGGCTACTTTGAGACTCCGATTCTCATGGCAAAAGCGACACGTGGCGAATCCATAGACCATATTCTCAACGCACTTGATGGTCGAGCTATCAAACTACCTCTGCCTCACAATCTCAAAAATCTGCCACTCGATAGGCAGTATCTCATTGTCTGGCTTGAACGCGATCCTTTGCTTTCTGCGATGTCGCTCCGGGAAATGAACTTGGCAAAGGGGGCGACTTCCCAGCCAGAATCAGAACAAATCGCCGAAAACATTCGCCGCGCAAGAGCTGAAGCACTCTTGCACATGCAAGCGCACCCACAAAATTTCCAAATCCTTCGCGTCAACCAACCAGAGATCGACGCCTCTGGATCGCTCGTTAAAGATTTTCTCGCTCCACTATTGGGAACCACTCCTAGGCCAGAAAACGAAATTCTGCGCGCCATTTCTTTGACAACCCCTCCTCTCACCAGCCAAATTCCCAGCGCGCTACACGCCGCGCACCGCTTCGCTCGCGCAGGCTTCGCGACCACCCCGCCCGAAGCACTCGCCACTCGACAAGGCATCTGCAAAGCCTGCCCCGAGTGGGACGCGCAGGCACTCAACACCACGGGCCGTTGTCGCAAGTGCGGGTGCTCAACATGGGCAAAACTAAGAATGGCGACCGAGCGATGCCCCCTCGGCAAATGGGAAGCTGTTGACAAACCTACCAACTAAATGGCACGCGACCTTTACATTGACATGACCAACCGCAGGCTTGCTACGAGCCTGACGAACTTTTCTCCAGCGGCTCCGCCTCGCTTCGTAAAAGGCGACAACGGCGAAATAAATCTATATTTCTTGGAGGCAACTGGGAATATTGAAATACCATTTACGGTAGTCGATATGACTGGCACAACAGTCAAATTCGGCGTTGGAACAAGGACGGGCGTTCCTGCAAGCGGAACGTTCACGCTCTCCTTCGGGGGCGAAACGAGCGGGGCAATAGGGTTCAGCGCAACGGCCGGAGCGATCTCGTCCGCTCTCAACTCGCTTTCAGCCATTACGAGCGCAGGCTCGGTATCCGTAGAAGGAACGATGGCAACCAACTTTGTAATTTCCTTCAATTCAGCCGGCACCCGCTCCGCGATCACAGGCGATTTTGCAAGACTGATTCCGACCACATCGGCACTTGTTGATGAGCGACTCGCAGGAGACGCCACGACCGCAGAAATACAAGAGTTGCAGCTCCGGCTCGCTCCAGCAGTTTACCAGCCGACATGGACTGATCTAGGCACGGCGCTTACGGTTAGCATTGCAACGACCATCACCGGTTCAACAGTTAACAACGAAGTGCAACGGATCTCATTTTCACGAGATCCCTACTTAGGCAGCTTCCGCTTGACCGTGCCAACCTACAACGTCGATATCGTATCGACCGTAACGGATGGCGTATTTATTGCGGCAACAAACCATGGTCTTTCACTCTCTCAGCCTGTTGTATTGACAGGCTTCACGGCGCTCACAGGCTACACCGCAGGAACTCAGTATTTCGTTCGCTCAATTCCTCAGGCGACCGAGTTTTTGCTCGGTATTACCGCAGGAGCAGCCGCGATCACAACCGGCACAGGAACGGTAACAACTGGCAGCGTTGCGACAACGATCCTACGCCAGACTACTCCGCTGGACGCAAGCACAACGGCGGCTCAACTTCAAACGGCAATGCAAAACCTTGACTCTATCGGTCGTGGGAACATAGTTGTTACTGGAGTTCAGGGCGTTTATTATGACCTGAATTTCTCAGCCGACAAGGGCTTATCTGATCTGCCACTTATGCAAGTGCAAAGCGGATTGATTGCAGCTCCAGGAAAGACGGCATCGGTCAACTTCTCGACGTTCGGAGTGCGCGACTATTTGCTCAACGCGACAAGCGCAACCGCCGACCTTGAGATCGAACTAACCGAAGGCGGCGAGCGCAACACGATCATTTTACAGTCATGCACGCTCACCGAGGAACTCATCACCCAAGCCAGCTTGACGTAATGGAGAGCCACACTTTCCATTCGCTCGTCGGCACGTCCGCGCCCGCTGCGGCTGTTCTGATCTCGTTCTCCGAAGTCGAGGCATGGCTTCGCGTTCTCTCTCTCATCCTTGGAATTTGCATCGGCGCGGTCTCGTTGTATAAAATGCTGAAATCAAAAAAACCATGAAAATACTATTCTCGAAATTGAAAGAACCGTCCACTATTCGCGGGGTCGCGATAATTGGTAGCTTAGTGGGCGTAAGCCTAGACCCGTCTAAATGGGACGCGATAGGGGCGGCGCTTGCGTCGATAATCGGCTTGATAGAAATCTTCCGCAAAGAAAAATGAGCGCAAGAACCATCGCGCTGTGGATGATCGTTCTCAGCTTCGCGTTCTTGGGCATGGCGCTTCTCACGTCATGCGCTGGATTCAATAATCCGGCGGTATGCGTCAAAACGGATTACGGAACATTCTGCTACGAACTCCCAGACATCCAAGGCTTGAAAAAATGAACCTCGACGAACGCAGCGAGCGCAACCTCTCGACCCTCCACCCGGATCTCTACGCCCGCGCCGCCTCCTTTATCCTCGCGGCCAAAAAGCTCGCCGCCCCGCTCAACCTCGACGTCAAATGCATTTGCGGCCTCCGCACATGGGCCGAGCAGGACGCCCTCTACGCCAAAGGCCGCACCACGCCCGGCCCTAGGGTCAGTAACGCCGCCGGTGGCGCCTCCATGCATAACTACTCGCTGGCCCTCGATATCGCCGTATTTTCCAAAGACGGCAAGACCTACCACGGCGACCACGCATTCTACCGCGAGCTCGGACCCCTGGGCGAATCGCTCGGCTTCGAGTGGGGAGGCCGTTGGAAATTCAACGACGAACCCCACTACCAATTCCGACCAAAATGGGCAACCGGCATGACCGAGCGCGATATGCTCGCCAATTTACGCAATAGAGTATCGAAAAAAATAGACGTCCTCGCTTGAAAAAAAAGAGACAACCGACGGTCGAATCGGAACGCACGGAAGCACTCGCAGAAGCGAAGCGGCTTTTGTCTGAGCATTATGACTGCGGTCTCGCCATCGTCAGTTGGGAGCAAGCAGGCGAGACGATGCACGGGGAATTTGTCTTCGGCAACAAATACGCTGTCGAAGGACTCGCAGGCGACTCATTCAGCATTTTATTTCCAGACACCGAAGAAGAAGAGGAGGACGAAGAAGCATGAAAATGACATTGGAATTTGACGAGACCGAGCGATACGAGCACGAGGTGGCCTGCAAAGCCCTTGATATTTTGATCTTGGTGGATGACATAGATCAGGAGCTACGGAGCGCCTTAAAGCACGAGAGCGGAGCATTCGCAAAACTTGATGAGGATACGATGGAGGCCGTTCGCGCGTGGATTTGGGAACAACGTAGCGACCGGAACATTCCAGAACTAAGATGAAGGGCTGGAAAAAATGGATGGCAGTCGGGTGTTCTCATGGCGACCAGATCGATCCAGAGGCACGCAAGGCCGTGCTGACGTTCAAAGACCGATGGAAGCCCGACACGACTATTCATCTTGGGGACTTCTTGGACTTGGCGGCCTTCCGCTCTGGAGCTATCTCAGACCCGAACTCAAGCGACCGCGCCGCGAGCATCTCGGACGACCTTTCTGCCGGCATTGACTTCCTGCACGAACTGCGTCCTCAGCATATTCTCTACGGTAACCATGAAGCGAGGCTTTACAAGCTAGCATCATCGCCCAACGCGCTTGCGGCGCACGCCGCTACGCTCACGATCCAAGCCATTGAGAAGACGGCAAAGGAACTAAAAGCAAAATTGTATCCGTACCACATTCGGAGCTTTTACGAGCTAGGCGGATGCAAATTTATCCACGGCTATATGTACAATGTACAAGCCATCCGCGACCACGCAGAGACATACGGACAATGCGTGATGGCGCACCTGCACCGAGTCGGATGGGAACGCGCACGCACACTCGACGGGCCAAGCGGATATTGCACCGGAATGCTGGCGCGTTTTGATATGGAATATGCTTCGACCCGCCGCGCCACCTTCGCTTGGTCGCAGGGCTTCGCTTACGGCTATTACAAAGACAACTCAATAAACATCAACCTATGCGAAAGACGACAAAACAACCCTTGGCTCTTGCCGCTGTAAACAAAGCCTGGGACGCTTTCTACTCAACGACAAAAGCTGAGAACGAGAAGGAACTCGCCAAACAAGGCTGGAAGACGATCCGCACTATTGCGAACGAGTCAAAGTTGACCATCGCATCAATTTCTTGCCGAGTTGAAACTGCCATTGGAAAAGGGATTCTCGAATCAAAAAAGGCAACTATACAGACTAACCAAGGCGCTCGCGAGGTAAATTTATACCGCCCGATCTCAAAATAAAAAAGCCCACAGAGGCGCATGGGCATTGGTTGCGCTCATTTGTAAAGACTTTTCTAAAGAATTATTTTCGCACTTCGCGAATTATTTTCTTTTCATCTTTGCGGGAATGAAGGAGGGTTTGCACATCGAACGGGACGAACCCGAACGACAGAAACAAAAACTAAATATATGGAACCACTAACTTTCTTAGCCCTATTCGGAATCTGCACTTGCTGTGCATTCATTGCCGGATACTTGATCGGAAACATCAAAGCCACCTGCGATCTGGAACAGACACGCCGCTGGTGGATGAACCGCCAGATCAAACGGGAGCGCCGGTAATGACTCCTGAGGAGTTACATGACGCGGAATGCCAATTCACCCGAAACCTTCTGTGCGGGATGATACAGCAGACCGTTGCCGATCTACAAAGCGAGAAGGTCTTCCTGAGCAAACAGCTAAACGAAGAACAGGAACTCGATAGGAACTCGGCAATTCACTTCATCAAAAGCAAAGCATTCCAAGGAATTTGCGACGTTCTCGCGCTGCCAGCCGACAAAATAAAAACAAGGGCACTAAAACATGATACTAGCACTCGATCCAGGAACGACTCACAGCGCGTTCGTACAATACGACCAACGCGGGATACATGATCACGGTCACCTTCCAAATGCCGAGATCCGACAGGTTCTTATCGGTCGCGAATACGACCGAGTTGCTTGCGAGATGATCGCCAGCTACGGTATGGCGGTAGGCGCAAGCACATTTGAAACCTGTATGTGGATCGGGAGGTTTATCGAGGTTGCACGGGTGGACGTAGAGTTGATCTTTCGGAAGGACATTAAACTTTTCCTATGCGGCACGATGCGGGCAAAAGACGCCAACGTGCGTCAAGCCTTGCTCGATCTCATCGGGCCGCAGGGAACAAAAGCCCAGCCGGGGCCAACATACGGCATCAAATCCCATTCTTGGGCGGCACTCGCTGTGGCCGTATTCGCAGCACAACAAAAAGGAAAATAGAAAATGAAATACAAAATACAAAAAAACATACCAATACCTCAGAAACCAACAAATCAATGCGAATATCCATTTAGCGAAATGAATATAGGTGACAGTTTTTTGTGCAGCAATTCCGAAAAAGCGCGATCAGCAGCAAAAAAGTATGGATACACCGTAACAATTAGAAGTACAAATGAAGACGTTTTAAAAGGATATCGAGTTTGGAGAATAAACAAGGGCGTTTAATTTTAAGAGCCAATAACATATGAAAATAACAAAAGAACAAAGCAGTAAAAACCCGTCAAAATTACCTGATCAAAGAACCGATCTAGTCAATCAAATGTTCTACGCTGTTGAAAAAGGTAGGCTTACATGGCGAGGAGTTGTTATAGGAAACCCAGAGCCAGGATGGTATTTCATTCAGCTATATTCACACTTAACAGGGAATCCTACAAATCAAAGGTTGGTTAGAATTGAGTCCATGAGTGAATGGTTGTTTTTTGATGATAAAGATCAAATGGAATATTCTTACACTAAAGGAACTGTGAGACTGATTTTAAATGAAATGGAGCAAAACAAAGATATTCAAAACAAATGAAAACAACAGAAGGTGGATGGGCGGGAATTAGAGAATGGAATCCAACTTATAAAGGAAATCATCGCCCCGCTTGGTTTAAGGAGAAAGTAAGATTATTAAATCAACTTAAAGGTGGCACATATAAGCCATTCGAAGAACTAAATATCTATGGATGGGGATCAGGATGGGATCATACTGGAAGCATCAAAATAGATGGTGAATTGCATCGCGCTGTTTATTCAATGCCATACGGAAACCATGATGAATCAATGCAAAAATTTGCAGATGAGCATTACATGGGGCTAGAAATCCAAGATTCATCTCCTTGGAATGCAGGAACAAAATTGTATATATTCAGAAAAAACAAAAACAAAAATTAATAAAAAATGAAAATAACAAAAGGAAAACAACAACGCGCGCAGCGCGTCGTCATCTACGGAGTTGAATCCGTAGGCAAAAGCACATTCGCGGCCAAGTTCCCAAGGCCGCTGTTCTTGGACATCGAGGGCGGAACATCGCACCTGGATGTGGATCGCTGCGAGATCGGGACGTGGAAGCAGTTAACGGATGCGTTAACAGAAGCCAAGGCGACCGAATACAAAACTATCGTCATCGACTCGGCAGACTGGGCGGAACGCCTATGCGTTGAAGACCTGCTCGCCAGCACCAAAAAGACTAGCGTCGAAGACTTTGGCTTCGGTAAGGGCTGGGTGATGGTAGCGGAAAGAATGAGCCGGTTCTTGTCATCCGTTGATCAACTCATTGACGCCGGCAAGAACGTGGTAATGATCGCTCACAGCAAGATCGTCCGCTTTGAAGCGCCTGACGCTCTCGCGGCCTACGACCGCTACGAGCTGAAACTGAGCAAACAATCAGCGCCGTTGCTTAAAGAGTTTGCTGACGAGCTTTGGTTCTTGCGTTTCAAAACCAAGGTAAGCACGACCGACTCCGGCAAAGGTAAAGGAATCGGCGGCAAGGAGCGCATAATCCTAACCACTCACTCGGCAGCCTACGACGCGAAGACCCGCAGCGGCCTTGCGGAAGAGTTGCCGCTCGAATGGGCATCGGTCGCGCACTTGTTCGAAGCTGTTGCAACTAAACAGCCAGATCATTTTGTTGACGCCAACGAAATGGTCGGCTGGCAGGCCCGACTCGCAGAACATGAAGGCGCGGTAAATCAGTTTTTGATCGCTCGCGGAGTGCTTACATCAGAACAGACTTGGCGCGACTGCGCACCGGAATACCTGCACCGCGTTGCGCTTCGGGTCGATCAATTCGTTAACACAGCGGTCGAATGGAGGAAGGCGAACTCGTGACAAATACTGCATAATATTTGTAACGGCACTTATACCTTAAATATTTAAAATAAAATGAGTAAAGAAATATCACCTAGCACGCTTCCCAAACTCGCCGAATGTGCTTTATTTGAAGGAGCAAGCGGAACGAGCGCGGCAGCGGAGCGCGGCACGGCGGTAGACATTGCGATCCGCAACCTTATCTCGGCAGAAAATGACGTTGCAATAGTTGGCGAAGACGCCGGAGCGATAGCCTACGGCGTAGAGGAACTAACGCGCCTAGCAAAAGGTTCGTTCGTGGAAACCCGCGAAGAGTACTTGGCGATGGCAGTTCCTGGGCTATCGAAACTCGGCACCGCGGATGCCGTCTGCAAAGAGCAGAAATGGGTCGCCGACATAAAAACGGGACAGGTGCGGGATTATAGGAATCAGTTGATGGCCTACAGTCTGGCGTGCATGGAGGATAACTTTGAAACGTCTTGGACGGCTCATGTTATCTACGTCGATCAGGCTATGATTCGTAGTTATGAGTTTACCTACGAGGAAGCCAAGCAAGGCACGCAGCGCACAATCGACCGCGCAACAAGCGCGGATGCGAAGCCGACGCCTTGCGAGTATTGTAGCTGGTGCAAACACTACAACAACTGCAACGCCATCGTGAGACAGGCTGAGAGTGCCATCGCTCTCATTCCCGAAGCAACCGGTAACAGCATCGAGGCTATCAAAGATCGCATCCTTTCCACGCCGGAGTCACTCGGCGCATTCATTCGCGAATGGAAACTGGCGGAGAAAGAGATCGCCGAGCCTTTGCTCGGTCATCTTAAAACCCGTCTCGAAAGCGGGGACGAGGTGGCAGGCTGGAAACTCACAAGCGTCAGCGGACGGAGGTTTGTGGAGCACGAAGCTATCGCAAAGGCCTCCGAAGGTATCAGCAAAGAGACATTAATACTCGCGATGGGCGGTAAGCTATCGGAAAAGAGTTATCTGGAACTCTGCGCCAATAACGGCGTGGAGCCAGACCAAACGGCGATCAAGGCGGGATCACCGACAACGCAGTTACGCCAAACAAAAACAAAATAGAAAATACAAATGCCAACATACAAAGCATCAGAACCAAAACAAGCGGCCATCTACTTCGTAGAGCCGGGGACATACGAAGTCGAGATCGTGAAAGCGGTCGAGAAGACTTCCCAAGCCGGAAATCCGACCATCAAACTCGACGTTCAAGTCATCCTTGAAAGCGGCATCGAGGGGCCGAAGATGTGGGAACATCTCACGTTCACTCCCAAGGCGGCGTGGAAGGTGGATCAAGTGCTTTCGAGCATCGGTCGGGCCGTTATCCCAGGAGAAGACGTAACCGTGGAAGCCGAAGACCTGATCGGAGAAAAGGGCGTTTGCGTCGTAGGCGTAGAGCCGGGCCAGACAAACCCAGATCACCAGTTCAATTGCATTGAGCGCTGGCTTTTCGGTGATGAGAAACAAAAATGGCTAGGTAACCGGCGCAAGCCAGCGGCCAAGCAAGACAAGCACATTGTCGCTAAAAGCAACGGCTACGTTGCTCAACCCCAAGACGAAACCGACGACATTCCGTTTTAATAGATGAACGGAACTCTCTCGCTCCGGTTGGTCATCTGCATGAATGAATGTCCTATCGGGCTTAGGTTGGAACGGGGCGACCCGCTACCTGTCCACCAACATACATACGACGACACGCCGGAGGGGAGAGCATTGGCGGAACAACACTTAGAAAGAATCTCAGATTATGTTCGACGGCATCACAAGACTACTAAATCTCACAAGACTTGTTAAAGAACAAATGGCTGATCTTGAATTACTCGTAGAGTTATTAAACATTCGCGTCGAGTCGCTCACAGAAGAGAACGACCGACTCATAAAAGAAAACAAGGCTCTCCGCCAATTCCTATCAGGCCAAGATGAATAACCAAATGCAATGGCGCGGGTATCCGCTCCGGTGCTGGCCAAACCACCAAGATGACTGCTACCGTTGGGACTGGGAGATCCAGATCGACGGCAAGTGGGTTGAGGTTGTAACTCAGGCTACAAGGTGGATCGAAGATGAGGCCGAGGAGACGTTGCAGCGTTATCTCGAAAGAAAGAAAACATGATCCTATCACCCGACTTCCCCGACCATTACAAGACGAAAATCCTGCTACGCCTAGCCGGTCACGCTGGGGTTTTCAGCCTTCTTAAACTCTGGTCGCAATGCCAATTTCGCAAGTGCGAGCGCATAGAAAAGCCAGCGGATATCGTTGCAGCGATAGCCGACTGGGAAGGCGACCCAATGCAACTCGAAAACGCACTCATAGAAAGTGGCTACGCAAGGCGCGAAGGCGATGCCTTCATTTTGCACCAATGGCAAGATCAAAACAAGCGTTTATTCTCAAATTACAAAAATGGGAAGAAAGGCGGAAGGCCAAAAAATGACGTTCCAAAGCCTGCAAAAAAGTCAGTCGGAATGCGTCTGTAAATAACCCAACAATAACCCAACGATAACCCAAATGAAACCCAACCGTAACCCAACAATAACCAATGGTGGTCTAGATAGATAGAATATCTATCTATTATCATAGATAGATAGGCTTCGCCTCTCTCGCTTAAGGCGAGAGGCGAGCCATCCAGAAAGGAAACATGGCAATTTTAAAACGAGAAGAAACACAAACAAGATCAGCAGTCCCGACCGCCCCAAGCGCAGAGAAAGCGGCGATCTCGATCTTGCTCCAGAACTATGAAGTGCTCGACGCCGCGAAGTGGGACGCGGACTTGTTCTTTGAGCATGCCAACCGCGCCTTGCTTTCAGCGGCCAAGGAGTGCCACAACGAAGGCTACAAGTCGGACATCTTCCGACTCCAGGCTGTCTTGGAAGAAAAGGGAATGATATTCGACGTTGGCGGATATCACGGCGTCACCGAAGCCTTCACCGCCTATCCCACCGGGGATGCTGTCGCCGCTCTCGACTTCCGCAAAGACCTGCTCAAGGCGCGTCGGTATCGCAAGGCGATGGCAAAGCTGAACGAAAGCAAAGACGACATCCGAGAGATGCGGGCCGACTTGAACGGCATCGCTCAACACCTAGCGGACAGCGACGAAGAACAAATTGGCGCTTTATCGCTCAAGCAACAATGCACCGAGTTGCTCAACGAACTCGAAAAAACAACCCAACCCGAACGCTTCCACACCGGCATCACCGGACTGGATGAAAAGCTCAACGGCGGTTTTGAGCGGGGAACGCTCGCAGTCTTCGCCAGCGAGACTTCGGGCGGTAAGTCTATTGCTTTACTTCAAACAGCCCTGCACGGGGCTATAAACGCCAAGACGGGCATCATTTTCAGCCTAGAGATGAGTGCACTTCAAGTCATCTGCCGTTTGGTGGCATCTAAAAGCGGATGGAGATGCGTGTCGGCCTACGAGAATCCAAACAAGCAACACCTGGCTGGAATTCAGAACGGCATTGCCGAAATATCGGCGCTCCCGATCACTATTCACGACCAAGTATCGGATATCGATACTATCGAGTCGATATGCCGCCAACAAAAGCGCACGGGGTTGGACTGGATCGTTGTCGACTATATTCAACTTTGCTCTCCGTCAGCCGACAGCAAAAGCGAGACACGCGAGCAACAAGTTAGCGAAGTTGTCCGCAGGCTGAAGTTGATGGCGTTGCATTTAAATGTTTGCGTCCTGACCGCTTCTCAACTAAATGACAAAGGCGAGCTGCGCGAGTCCCGCGGCATCGGGCATCACGCCGACTACGTTCTGCACATCGACCATGCAAACCATCCCGACTCAGAGATACGACTTATGAAAAACAGAAACGGTGAACGCCACGTCTCAGCGCCGGTGCTAATGCAAGGCGGCATCAGTCGCTTTGTCGATAGGGTGACGAAATGAACATAACGCAAATCGAACTCAACTTTACTCCGGTGCTTGTGGTTAAAAACAACTGGACTGATATTTGGCACGTCAAGAGTGGGCACTATGCTTGGCCGGAAGACACGGAGCAAATATCATTCTCCAGTATAGCCGAAGCGTGCGCATTTGCAAAAAGCCACGGAGCGAATCCACACGTCGTGCCAGCAACGAATTGACCACCTAACCACTTTTATAGGCGTTGATACGTGGATGTTTGGATGCCTATAAAAAAGCCACTGTTTTTCTCGGTAGGAGCGGCAGACTGCGCCTTTTATTCAGAGCCAAAAAACGAGAAACTATTTGCAAAAGAAAAAAACTATGCGAACAAAGATGTTCGATGCACGACTTGACGCGAGACGCAGCGGAATACGACGAGGCTTCGTACACGCCAGACTTTTATTCGTTCGACGATCCGACGGCAGGCCACGCATTCCGCATGACAGCGTACCGCGAAGCATCGGAGAAGCTCCTGGTTGTGCTGAACAAAACGATCAGCTTCTTAGCGGAGCATGGTTACAGCAGAAGCAAAACGCTTTGGGGCGTTGCGTTCGCGTTAGGGCATCCGCTAACAGCGGGTATGTCGATGCTCGAAGCCGGGCGGGAGCTAGGCTGCACCAAGCAGGCGATCAGCAAGATAGCAATGGACTTTCTCGACACGACAGGCCTACCGCCTAGCACTTCACTCAAGAGCGAGGAAGCTCGCAATACATACCGCAAAACTAATACAAACAAATATGGAACAAAACGAAATAACGGCGCTCACGCTGCCAGTCATTGAAACAGAGATCCGCACCGCATACGCGGAAGCTAACGCCTTAGCAGTAACGGCAAAGGGCAACGCCCGCGCAGCCGTCTTACGCATGGCAGACTGCGGTCAGATGCTCATGGTCGCCAAAGACCACGTGCGCGGCAACCGCAACGAATGGCTTGCATCGCTCGGCATCGATCCAGACAAGGCAGCCAAGGCGATACATCTAGCACGCAACCGCGACCAACTAGAACTCGACCTATGGCCTGCCGACATGGCCAAGCTCGGCGCTCAGATGCTCGGCATCCTTCCGCCTCCAGGTTCAGCGGGTCGCGAGGAGAACGACCCAGAACGCACCACGGGAGCATCGACTCATTGGCTCACCTATGCAGGCAAACTTCAACGCTCGTTCGCCGACCTCTTCACGCGCAAGCCGGTGGATCAATGGCGTGCGGATGAGAGAGAATCGTTGCGCGTTTCGCTCAAGCCTATCGTCGAGATTTACAACAAATTGATTTGACAATCCTAGCAGATAGGATATATGTTTAATGAAATGCCCACACTGCAATCAGCAAATCAACATCGGGAAAATCCTTGGCTCTTTAAAGTCGAAGAAGAAAGCCGAGTCATCAAAGATGAACGGAATGAAGGGGGGAAGGCCAAAGGCTACAACCCTACCAAATACCAAAAGCAATGCGCCAAATGCTTAATTGATTTTTCATGCGGAAGCTCGCAGCAAAAGTATTGCTCCCTTCAATGCTATGGGGATCATTCCAGAATAAAGAAAGCAAACCCATATAAGGAACTTAAATGTATTTCTTGTTTGTCTGGCCTTGGGTTCGGATGCAAGGCGATAGCTAAAAGGCTATACAAAGTAAATCACGCTACTGTTAGGAATATAGTAATTGCTAAAGGGCTTAGTCGATCAAGCAGCAAGCAAGCCGCGATAAGGTTTGTTGATACTGGGAATAAGAATAAAGTTACTGAATCTAAAAAGAACCGCAGGGAACTAATAAAGCGTATTGATTTATCATTAAAAAAGATTGAGAAAGTTAAGACGTATATCAATTTAATAATTCGCGCTGAGGCTAATTACGGCGGTGGATTTGATTGGAGGAATGCAAGTAAGGCTACAGTTTTGTATTGGGTGAATATAGATGAAAGTAGGGAAAGAGGTAGGGGAATAGCTAAAAGACAATGGAGAACAAATAAGAAAAAAAGAATAAAAAACAAATTAAGAGCAGGCGTTAACAGAATGATTCGCATCGCTAAAACAAAAAAAAACACAAGAAGGACGGAATTTTTTTTAGGAACATCATTCAATGATGCTAAGAGAAGAATCGAATCAAAGTTTAAGAAGGGAATGACTTGGGACAATCATGGGAAGGTATGGGAGATAGATCACATCATTCCCCTTTCTGCTTTTGATTTTAATCGAGAAGAGAATTTAAAAATCGCAAATCATATTTCTAATCTGCAACCTTTGTTTGTATTTGAGAATAGGAGAAAATCTGCGACCATCCCACTCAAACATCAATTTGAAATGTTATGAAAAAATTAAGAGATTCCTATAACTGGCTCTCCCATGGGGGTTAACATACT